AATTTGTGATTTACTGTATTGCTGCTTTGCTAACTCTACCATTTCTTGGTTAGATATTGGCTTTTTGTAATCATCTTGTAATTCGTTACTCATAGTTTATAACTCCGTTTTTGAAACTTACTTTATCTTAATATAAATATAAAAATAATAATTTATAACGTAAAAAACCCTTGACATAAGCCAAGGGTATCATTTTTTAATTTTTAATTATTTAACCAATCCGAATATTAGTATTGTAGTATTGCGTAATCGTATGTAAGTGTTAAATCAACAGTTGCTAAATCCTCACCCGTATAATCCATATCTGAAAACTTAGCCGTTTGAATGTATGCACCTTTCAATGTCCATTCTTCAACTTTATCACCAACCGGCCCCAATGAATTAAAAGTAATATCCTTTTTATAGAAATCCGAATACCCATCTCTACCAGTTACAGATTCATGATGTAAACGAACCCACTCCATTGCGGCTTGTGCTGCAGATGGGACAACCGGGTCATATAATGATATTGTTACATCTGACCATTCACTTCTACCTTTAACGTACCGTTTAACATTAATGTGGTCTATGGTAACTTTACCATTTGAAATTTCCGGTCTGTTTGCTGCTTTAATTAAATATGCAGGTATCCCTTCAATATACATAATGAATCTATTCGACATCTTTGGTTCAAAGGATGTGAACATTACCTCATTAGGGTCTAATAATTGTGCCATTTATTTTTCTCCGTTATTATCTATTCTTTTATATAAATATACATCATTTATTTTTTTATTCAGGAAATGCAGCGCCTGTTGGTAAAATGTTGAAATCTAATACAATAAATTCAGCCGTTTTAGCTGGTTGTAAGAATATCTCACCTACCATAATGTTTCTATCAATTACATCTGGCGTATTGTTACTTTCATCCATTACTACTCTAAATGCAAACAACCCCTGTCTTTGTTGAATTGATTCTAAATACGGATTTACAATCGATAGGAATCTATTTCTAGTTGCTGATGTATTTTGTTCAAACACTAAGAATCTTGTAGATGATGCTATAAATTTCTTAACTGCTATCAGCAATCTTCTTACGTTGATTCTATCTAATGCCGATGGTTTAGCTTGTAGTGTTTTCTGTCCAAATACAGTTACCCCCTGTCCTGGGAATGTAGCGATTGGATTAACTCTACCCTCATATAAGGTATCCCGCTCATTCCGAGTCAATCGGGTTTTAGCTTCAATAACATTCGTTAAACCACCACGATTCAATCCGGCTGGCGCAAACCACTCTGCTGCCACTTGGTCATTGAATGCTATAACGCCAGGTAGTACAACTGATGGCGGAACCCATACTGGCTTATTCTTATCCGTATCTAATATCTTAACCCAAGGATAGTAACTTGCTACGTAGTTTGAATCAAAAGATTGTACTGTGTTGATAGTTGTTGATATGTTATCAGCGTATGCCGATGCATCCATTACAAAGAATGTATCTTGTCTATCTTCACAAATATCTTTAGCGTATGTAGTTACCGATGAATGTAATCTATGGATAAGTCCAGGTATTACCATCATATTCATATCAAATTCATCTGGGTTTGATACTGCGTTTATAGCCTTTCTAAACGAAACAGTACCTGCTGCTGTTGCCGATGAACAATCGTATCCTTGTGTATTTCCAGCGGTGATTGCTGAACCAACTGAAACCGTTCTACTCGGCTTGAATCCATCGAACCCACTTTGGAATGGTACTATAAATTTCTTAGATACCAATGCGGTATTGGTTGTTAAATCTATCGAACCGCTATATGGTGATGTGGGTGTTGGAAAGTTAGCGTCAGCTGATTGATTATAATCACCCAAGTTAAATGCAGTTCCAACTGTAGCCGTTGATGAATCTGGAGTTGGTAGTAGAAATGATAAGTTATCGGTAACTGATAAATCATAATCAAACCCAAAGAATTTCTTAGCGTTATAAGTACTGTTAATAGTTTGTGCTGAAACATACGTTGGTGATGGGATTGTAAAAGCTGTACCGAACGGGTTTTGTAATGCAGCAAATCCAAATGGTACTAATGATGGGTCAATACCACCATTCCCAACACCATCTGATACTTCAACTCTAATATTTTTGCTATTATTTACATAATCACCATTTGTTGAAAGTTTCCCATTAGCATCAACGGTTATATATTTATCACCAATTACTCTAACGATATAGTTAGGTGAATCTGGGTCTAAGTTTACACCTTGAAATGATTCAACAATGTTCGGTCTGATATCGGAATCAGTTACACCTACGAATGGCGAACCATTAATTTTGTCTTGGTCTACACGCCTAACCACTACTGTAAATGAACCATACTCAGAACCAGGAACAGTACCCGCCGCTTTAACATCTTGAATACCTATTTTGAATTCATAGTTGGTTGCTGTACCATGTGATAGTGTATGGAACTTAATCAAATCGGTTGTAACACCACCTACTTTTTGAGATGTAACCCAAGGAGTTGATGCTTCAGTATATGCTTTTGAATAATCAATATCAGATGATGTTAATGGTGTAAGTGTTACCAATTCACCTGTCGCAAATGATGCTGATTGGAATGTTTTGAAGTTTGTGTATGTATAAGCTTTTTGATTTCCTTTTGGTGAAAATCCAAATGTTTTTGTAAAGTAGTTTGTGTTTGTTGGGTTTAAAGATGCAGTGAAACTTGCAGCACTAACCTCTGAGCCCGATAACGTTAATGAAAATAACGATGCAGTTACATTTGAATTAACACCACTATTTAAATCTGTGGCTACGCTACTTATGAAAACATCAGCATCGGATGTTACATTAAACGTTGGGTGTAATATAGCCGCAACTTTTTGACCCTGTGATGATGATATTTGTAAAGCGATTGGGTTTTCTAAGGTATATCCACTTGAACCTAATACCCTAACAATTGTAACAGTACCGGCATCTTCTAAGTAGTTTTTAGCTGTGTATGGTAGATATGAATCTTCTGTTAATCCACCAAATACTTGCTGATATTCTTGGAATGATTCGACCTGTGTTGGTACAAATGCGGGCCCCTTTACTGTAGAGCCGATAAGCGCAGCCCCTATTTCTCCAATTCCTTGCGGTAGGAACGATAAATCTTTTTCTCGTGTAAATACACCAGGACTTACTATTCTTTCAGACATTTATTTTCTCCCTTGATTATTATTGTTGTGTATATACTATAAGTATATTAGATTGATACAAAACGATTACTAATTAGCTGATTTGAATACACCTGTATTTACATCCAACTCACCCTCACCATATTTTTTCTTTAGTTCACCTGCTAACTTTACTTCAGATTCTCTTAACTTTATGTAATCCGATTTAAGACCATCCTTATATTTCTTTAAAGATTCCATCTGCTTTTCCACCAATATGGTTTCCACTTCAACTTCACCAAGTTTAGCAGTTATTTCTGAAAATTTTGTTTTGAAATCATTAATTTGTTTCATTTCACCATCTGTGAATTTTATAACTTGTGTTTCTTTCATAATTTATTCTTTTATTTTTATAGTAAAATTTTGTAATGTGAACCCATCGTTAGTTGGTGACTTATAATAAACTGTTAATAAGTCGTTTTGGACTACATTAATTAAAGCAAATGAATCTATAATACCCTCTTCAGAAGTATCTAATTCGATACGACGAACGCTACCACTAACCAATGTTGTATTTTTATATAATGCTATATCAAACTGCTGATTGTTACCACCACCAACAACCAACCCAGCACTTATATTCATACTTATATTTAGTGGTTTAGCACCAACATAACTTATCCCAAGTGAACTAGCTGACATTCGTGTACTTGCTTGTGTTACGAAATTAGATATTTGTATTTGCGTATATGTTGTTGATGCGGCTTGAGAATCCGTTCCAACTTGATAACCATATGAAAATGAGTTACTATCGGAAATGCCTCTATTTAAACCGACATCAAATGCAAGCATTGAGCTACTATCATATGTACTTCCGCCTAATAATCCACCAGTAGTAATGCCAGTATCAACAAATGCGTTTGATGCCACCGTACCAAACCCAGTAGTTGAGCCTGAATTTATATATAACCCATATTGTGTTTGTTGTGGATGTATAATACACCCACTTATGTTTACAGCACCAAAGGATGATAGGTTGTTTTCAGCTAGTTCTATCATTTTAGCTGTAGAGTACCCACTAGGGCTTGGTAAACTTGTTTCATCAAACCATCTAATAAATTCACAAGAACTTATTTCCAATTTAGATACATCTTGAAACCTACAGCCAAATATTGGCGATTCGCAATAAAAAAATGTACTATTACTAATATCGACTAAGTCGAACCCTTGTAAATCTATTAGATTACCTTTTACATTTCTAAACTGACAGTTTATTATTGATATCATTTCATCACGACTATCATTGTATCCACTTGAAGATACATTACTAGCAGTAATAACACAGCTACTAACATTTGTAGTTGAAAGCCCTAAGTCCTTTAACAATACAGTATTATCTAAAACTGTTATAAAGTTACCAGGCCCAGTATAAACTAATTTATCTTTATCCCGATGTAATCCTATAATAGCACTATTGGTGCTTGTTGTAATTTCAGAACCACTTGGTATTGTAACAGTTCCCCTAATTACATAAGTAGTGTTATCTTCTAACGTAGCTGGTATATCCGATGGCGTTGATACATCTACTATTTTTGTGTTGTTTAGCTGTACGATATTTGTTCCGGTTATTGTAACACCGCCAGCGAATGTGCCATCAAATGAGCCGGTAATTGTATTATTCGTTATTTTTTGGAAAACTGTCATAATTAATATATTCCATTTTGAACAATTGAAGTATATAAATCAGTAAGCTCAGATGTGTAATAACTTTTATCTAAAAAATCAACATTCATCCAATTGGTTAGCGAATAATCATTTACATTTATATAAGTATTAATCATAGATTGAATATTTGTAAATAAATCAATCCGGTTACTTACACTTATCTTATAACCTATTCTCATTTTAGCCGTATCTATTCGTAATCGCCTACATTGGATTGAATTTTCAGCGTGTATGTTGAAGTTATATGAGTCAATATCCGAACTGTAAACTTCCAATCTTAACTTTTCAGAATTTACTATCATTCGTTTAGCCAAGCACATCTTTTCCATAGAAGTACAGTTATTCCACTTTTCAGTTTCATCTAAACCTTCTTTAGCTTCAAACAGTAGAGCTATCTCTTTTGTAGCTCTAACATAATCTGCAGCGTATTCACCATACAAATCGTTGTTACAAATACCATCTGATAATGAAATATTATCCCAACCCTCTATAGGTTCATCGCTATATTGATACGGATATACACCACTAACTTTTTCGTTAATAAACGGTACTCCTATGTCTTTTCTATACAAATTCATTTTTTATGGTTTTTCGAATGCTATAAATACCCATCGCTGTAAACTACCATCGTAATAAAATGTGGCAGAACTGGCGCGTCTTATATATGATGTTGAATTTTCTGGACACAATATACGATTTTGTTCAAGATTTGAGCCATTATTATTCAACATAGCAACTTGCCGAGTGGTTGATATATTTTTAATAGTTTTTCTATCACCATCATATGTCGCTTGAAACCCACCAATAAATCTATCAGCAGCACCAGATGGTTCTAGATTTACTATTTTAGAATTATACCATCCCGATGGGTTATAATTGTTTTGTGTTACATCAAATGCCGGTGG